ATCCAACATGAGTCGCTGTACTTCCTGGGTTACCTGATTGTCAACTCCATCCCGATGGGCGCAAACATCGACTACGAGGCCGGCGCTGGTGACAGCGCAGAGGAGGAACCGAACCATGCTTAACGTCGTAGCAATCATGGGTCGCCTTGTGGCAGACCCGGAACTCCGCACCACCCAGCAGGGCACCAACGTGTGCACCTTCCGCATTGCCTGCGAGCGCAGCTATACCCCGAAGGGCCAGCAGCGTCAGGCTGATTTTGTGGATATCGTGGCATGGGGCAAGACCGCCGAATTTATCTGCAAGTTCTTCCAGAGGGGCAGCATGATTGCCGTTGACGGAAGCTTGCAGACGCGGCAGTATCAGGACAAGCAGGGCAACAAGCGCACGGCGGTGGAGGTTCTTGCAAACAATATCAGCTTTGCAGGCGCTAAGACGGCAGATAAGCCCGCTGCGCGCGATTTTGACCGGCAGACGCAAAACTACACCCACGAAGAAAAAACCGCACAGAGCGCCCCGCAGCCCCGTTTCACGGATGGGCAGTTGGATGCCATACCGGAAGCAGAGCGATACAATGCCGATTCTGCCGTGTTCTCGGACACCGACGACCTGCCGTTCTAATTATGATCAAAACCGATTTATTCGCAGAGCGACTGAAAGAGCTGCGCAAACTGAGTGGTGATTCCCAAAGAAAACTTGCGGAAAAGCTTTTTATTTCGCAAGTCACCGTTTCCTGTTATGAGCAGGGGCGAGCAAGACCGAGTTTTGAAACGTTGGTGGCTATATGCAAACTATACGGAACATCATCCGACTACTTGCTTGGGTTGACAGATGATGACCCATCCGACGAGTTCAGAAAGAACCGGCATTGACATAAACAAAAACTAAGGAGTAAATGCAAACAATGAGTGTAAAAGGATATAAAGTTTTTAATTCTGACTGGACGTGTCTCGGCAAACAGTATTCTTGCCCGGGAACCTTTGAAGAATCTGTAAGTCCGTCTGTCTGCAATGCGGGTATGCACTTCTGCAAGAATGCCGCCGACTGTTTCCGTTATTACGATTTTGACCCGAACAGCCACGTCGCTGAAGTGATCGCCCACGGCACGGTTGCAGAGGGCGATAATAAGTGTGCAACGAACAAGTTGGAAATCGTGCGGGAAATCCCTTGGGCTGAAGTCCTTGAGATCGTGAATACGGGAAAGTCTTGCACTGGACGTTGCAACAGCGGCAACTGCAACAGCGGCAACAGGAACAGCGGCGACTGGAACAGCGGCGACTGGAACACTACATCCTTTTCCAATGGCTGTTTCAATACGGTATCGCCCAAAATCTATATGTTCAACAAGCCTACTGACTGGACGTTTGAGCAGTGGTTTAACTGCCGTGCCCGTCGTTTGCTGAACGAGATTGACGATTGCCCGCTTGAATACGTCTATCTGTCTGATATGACCGATGAGGAAAAGGCGGCGCACCCTGAAGCTGAAACGACTGGCGGTTATCTGAAGGAACGCACCATGGCGGACAACGCCCGGAAGTGGTGGGAGGGGCTTAGTGCCGATGATCGAAACGTTATACTCAGTTTGCCGAACTTCGACGCGGCGATTTTCAAGGAAATCACGGGGATTGACGTAAGCAACGGCTGATACACTTCAAGAGCTGCGCTATCTGGCTATACGGGCGTGCGGAAGTGGGCAACCGTTCCGGCAAGTTACCAGCAAGTTACCGGCAAGTTAAAATCAAAAAGCGTGAGGGGGTGAATTATGGCAGAGAAAAAACGCAGCAGTTTTATTCTGCTGCTGGAACACATCCATACGATGGAAGAACTGACCGATGAGGAATTTGGCCAATTTGTCCGCGCCTATGCAGCGTATGTGGAAACCGGAGCAGACCCGGAGTTTTCAGACCGTTCCATGCGGATGATGTGGAAAACCGTGAAAGCGTTCGACAAGATGAACACGCAGAAATACTCTAGCACATCGGAAGCACGCTCAGAAGCCGGAAAACGTGGAATGAAAAGTCGATGGGGCGCAAAATCAGAAGATAGCAAAGAGAAAAAGGTTATAACAAACGATAACAAAAATAGCAAATGTTATTTTGTTAATAACAAAAATAACTTATCTGTATCTGATTCTGTATCTGATTCTGTATCTGTTATACCACCTATCGGTGGTATAGAAAGAGACGTTCCCGCTGCCGTGGACATGGAACTGTCAAAAATCGTCCAGCATTATCAGCAAACCATCGGAGACTTCCCACGTTCTGCTCTGGATAAGCTGCAAAAGTGGCGGCAGGAGTATAGCACAGAAATGATCCTGCTGGCCATCGACAAAGCCGCAGAAGCTGGGAAGAGGTCATGGAACTACATAAACGGCATTCTTTCCGGGTGGCAGCGGGATGGCATTCAAACGCCGGTGGACGTTTTGGCAAACGAACAAAGCCGACAAGCCAGACCGCGAGGCAAGCAACCAACCGAAACCGTAGACGACCAGCTTGCCCGGGTACTGGCAAAAATGGATCGAGAAAGAGGGTTTGAGACATGACACGGGAGGACGTGGCAAAGCTGATCCGAATGAATTTCACGCTGTATAAGCTTGGTGCAAAGCCTCTGACCGACGAGGAGATGGAAACCACCATTGACGTGTGGGCTTACCAGTTTGGCGATTATGACGGCGATACTGTCAAGAGGGCTTTTCTGGCTGCAAACCGGGTGTGCGTCTACCCTATCACGGTAGCTGACATCTTTAAGCAGCTTTCCCAGAGCCTTGACCCTTCTGCCGAGTGGGATGCTCTGGCCGCTGCTGCGCATAAAGCACAGACGTTTTTGAGCTGGCGCAAGTTCCCTATGGTCATTGGCATTGACGAAAAGGGCGGTCTGTTGCGCAGCGATGGGCAGAAAGAGCTGCAAGCCCTGTATGACCAACTCCCCCCGGCGGCAAAATCCTATGCCGGGAGCGTTGGAGGGCTTGCAGAGCTGGCTGAAATGCCAGACCTTACATACCGCCGTGCCGAATTTTTGAAGCAGGCGCAGGCCGATATCACTACCGCCCCGCGTGAAGCTGCAAGGCTGCGGGCGAGTGAGCCTCTAAGGAAGGAGATTGAAAAATGAGCGATAAACATTACATCGAATGCACTGGGATTCAGATTCCCGCCGTTAAGGTATTGGCATGAACGGAAAGAAAAAGAAGTTAAAAGTTCTGGAACTTTTCGCCGGAACACGCAGTATCGGAAAGGCCTTTGAAGAGAAGGGGCATGAGGTGTTTTCCGTTGAGTGGGACAAGGATTTTGAAAATATTGATCTTTACGCCGATATTTTGAGCGTCAGCGCAAATGATATTTTATCAAAATTCGGTCACCCAGATGTAATTTGGGCAAGTCCAGACTGTACTACGTTCAGCATCGCCGCTATTAGTCACCACAGGAAAAGAAACCCGGACACAGGGAATCTTGACCCAGTGAGTGATTATGCAAAGTTCTGTGATAAGGTCGATCAGCACGTTTTACAGCTTATAAAAGACCTTGACCCGATACTTTATTTTATTGAAAACCCACGGGGCGGAATGCGGAAAATGATTTGGATGAAATCTTTGCCGCGCTATACCGTTACATATTGTCAGTACGGCGATACACGAATGAAACCAACTGATATTTGGACAAATCATCCTAATCCGCAGTTTAAGCCTATATGTAAGAACGGTGATCCGTGCCATATTCCAGCCCCTAGAGGGAGCAAAACAGGAACACAGGGCTTGAAAAACAGTAGAGAGAGAAGTGTTATACCTAAACTGCTTTGCCAACATATTGTTGATATTTGCGAAACGGAGTGCTTAGAAAAATGAGCGATAAAAGGTTGATTGATGCAAACGCCCTGCGTCAGAAAATCGAAAAGTGGGCAGATTCGGCTGACAACTCTATTTCGTTTGCCGATTCTGTTGAGAGCTTTGCATATGATGAGGTGCTGGACGCAATCGACGCTGCACCAACTATCGACCCGGAAGCGCTGCAGCCGGTGGCACATTGGGTCTGCGAGGAAGACTATGATGGAGACCCTGTTGTTTGGACGTGTTCTCGTTGCAAAGATTCTTCCATCATGTATGATGGCACGCCGAAGGACAATGGGTTTAAGTTTTGCCCCTACTGTGGCGCAAAGATGGAGGAATAATCAAAATGAAATTGATGGGAGGCAATGGATTGAAAATAACCCTTTACGGTGACCCCCGCACAAAGAAAAACAGTGCACGCATCCTGCAAGGACGCGGAGGGCGGCGATTTGTAGCCCCAAGCGAGGCGTTTGAGGAATACCAGACCGGATGTCTATGGCAGATACGCGCCCCGCCTGAGCCTATTTCTGCCCGCGTGAACGTGCGGTGCGTGTACTACATGGCTACCAGACGCAAGGTTGACCTTGCAAACCTGATCGAAGCAACCTGCGACATACTGGTAAAGGCCGGTGTGCTGGCAGACGACAACAGCCGCATCGTTGCCGCCCACGATGGCAGCCGGGTGGACTACGACAAGCAAAACCCCAGAGTGGAGATCTGGATCGAGGAAATGGAGGAGTAAAATGCTTGATATGCTATATGAAGTTGCAAGCACGCTGTTCATGGCAACACTTGCAGGATTTTTCATCTGGTTTGTTCTTAGCGATGGCAACCCAATTGAATATTTCAAGCGGTGGCTCAACCGCAACAAACCTTGCCTTTGCGACCGGTGCGTTTTCTTAAATCAAAAATTTGGGGCGTCAGAATCCGGATATCACTATATCTGCCGGAGAAGTGACAAAGACGAAGGATACATAAATCCGCCCGAATATTGCCACGATTTTGAAGAAAGGAGCAACAATGACCCGCACATGGACACCTGAAAACGAACAGCCAAAGCCGCGCACCGGCGTGGACTACCACACGGTCAAGGCGTGGTTCCAGCAGTGCCGGGATATGGCAGCGGCGGGTGAAGGCCGGCTGGAAATTGCCCCGGGAGG